CAAAGTTTCCGGCAGCCTTTCCACCGGAACATCCGGACTCCTCAATTGCCTTCATATTGCCAGTCATGACTGCGTCCTCCGCTTCGTAAACGCCGACCGTTTCCGCCGAACCGGTGAGCGGTACAGACGGAACAGCAATGGCTGTCAGGACTGCGGCTGCGAGCATTCTTTTTTTCATAACGTTCCTCCTTTTTTCAGCAGTTGACTTTCCTGCTTGTTTTCGTGTTATTTTGACAAAGATGCTGCATCATTTTGTTCCATATGCCGTTCGCTCTTGCTCGGCGATAAAAACTCCATACCGTATCATGCGGTGGATAGTCATGTGGTAGCATTCTCCACATTTGTTACTTGATATTCTTTTTTCATATCTCTTATTATACCACTTTTTTGCTATGAACACAAGCTCTCTTCTTTGACATCTTCATATCCTCCGTTTTTCCTTTTTTCTATTTTATTTCCTTGTGGCTTATGTGTCAAGTTTTATTATACAGGATCATGTTTGATGTGGCTGCCGACATGGTGCGAATGTGCCCTGCCCTTTCCAAACGAGTGAAAATCCTGACCTCACAAAAGCGTATCGTGTACCTCCCGACCAACAGCTTTTATCAGGTGCTTTCGGCAGAAGCCTATAGCAAACATGGTTTCAACATTCATGGGGTTGTGTTTGATGAGCTTCATACGCAGCCGAACAGAAAGCTGTTCGATGTTATGACCAAAGGCTCCGGCGATGCCAGAATGCAGCCTTTGTATTTTCTCATCACCACAGCCGGCACTGACACAAATTCAATCTGCTATGAAGTACATCAAAAGGCGAAAGACATTCTGGAAGGCAGAAAGCATGATCCGACTTTCTATCCGGTCATTTATGGTGCAGATGAATCTGAGGACTGGACTGACCCGAAGGTTTGGAAAAAGGCAAATCCAAGTCTGGATAAGACCATCGGCATGAATAAGGTGATGACTGCGTGTAATTCTGCAAAGGAAACTCCCGGTGAAGAAAATGCTTTTCGACAACTGCGTTTAAATCAGTGGGTAAAACAAGCGGTGCGTTGGATGCCGATGGAAAAGTGGGACAAATGCAAGGTTTCTTTTGATGAAGAGATGCTTGCTGGGCGTATCTGCTATGGTGGACTTGACCTTTCCAGTACAACAGATATTACAGCTTTTGTTTTGGTATTTCCTCCAACAGATGATGACGAGCATTATTATGTTCTTCCATACTTTTGGCTACCGGAGGAAACACTGCCACTTAGAGTAAGGCGTGACCACGTTCCATATGATGTATGGGAACGGCAGGGCTACTTGAAAACCACTGAGGGAAATGTGGTTCACTATGGCTTTATCGAAAACTTCATCGATGAACTGGGACAGAAATTTCATATCAAAGAGATTGCTTTCGACCGTTGGGGTGCGGTGCAGATGTCACAGAACCTTGAGGGACTTGGATTCACGATGGTACAATTCGGACAAGGCTACAAAGATATGTCACCGCCTACCAAAGAACTGATGAAATTAACGCTTGAACAGACCCTTGCCCACAACGGGCACCCTGTTCTTCGATGGATGATGGATAATATTTTCATCAGACGTGACCCTGCCGGAAACATCAAGCCGGACAAAGAAAAATCCACAGAGAAGATCGACGGTGCAGTTGCCATGATTATGGCTCTTGACCGTGCAATCCGCTGTGGATGTGTTTCTGAGGAGTCGGTTTATGATACGAGAGATATGTTGGTGTTATAGGTTTGATTATCTTTGCAAACTGGAATTTTTATTTCTTGTTTAACTTTTCCCATTCGCTTTTGAGAACTGAATAAACTCTTCTTCCCTCAAAATGATCTTTTCTCCAGAAAAAATCACGAAATGTTCCTTCGTATGTAAGTCCGCACTTTTCAATAACTCTGCGTGAAGCTTCATTTACTGTACGACAATCAATCTCAATTCTATGAAAATTGATTTTTTCAAAACCAAAACTAATAATAGCTTTCGTCATTTCTGTGGCATATCCCTTACCCTGAAATGCAGGACCGATAACATACTCAATCTCACCATGCTGATTGTTGTTGTCAACTAAAAAAAATGCAATTTGTCCTATACACTCACTGGATGTCTTTTCAATAACTGCCCAGCGATAATAATCTTTACAGGAATAAGAAACAATATACTTCGTATCAAATAACTTCTGAACATCATCAGATGTAGGATAATATGGTTCACCATAATCCCATTGTGTCTGTTCATCTGCTATCCAGTTGCGTAGCATAGAATCAATATCAGAATACTCAAAACGACGAAGTATCAGTCTTTCTGTTTCTATTGTTTGTGTTCCGATGTGTGTCAGCATCTCATTTCCTCCGATTATCACTATAAAGTTTCATATAACTTCCGATTTGTAAGGCAGCTGCCCTACACTTAGTTTCACATATTATACCACACACATATACGAAAAGTCAAGAAAGGACGTGATTTCATGGGAATTTTCAGCGGACTATTCAAGTCCAGAGATAAGCCCACAAACAGTTATGACAGCCCGTCATACGCATATTTTTTCGGCAGAAGCAATGCAGGAAAAAGAGTCACTGACAGAACAGCCCTACAGCATATTGCGGTTTATGCCTGCGTGAGAGTTTTGTCGGAGGCTATCGCACAGTTGCCGCTTCATGTGTACAAATACAACGATAAAGGAAAAGAGCGAGTACCACAGCACCCGCTTTATTTTTTACTCCACGATCAGCCAAATCCTGAAATGACTTCTTTTGTTTTCAGGGAAACGCTAATGTCCCATCTGCTGATTTACGGCAATGCCTATGCACAGATTATCCGAAATGGCAGAGGTGATGCATTGGGACTGTATCCTCTGATGCCTGACAAAATGAAGGTTGACCGTGATGAAAAAAACCGCCTGATATACATTTACAGCCGTTACGATGAGGCAAATCCAAATCTGAAAGAACAGGGCGACATCGTTCTTTACGTCGATGAAGTTCTGCATATTCCCGGACTTGGATTTGATGGTCTGGTTGGATATTCGCCGATTGCACTTGCGAAAAATGCAATCGGCATTTCTATTGCCTGCGAAGAATACGGTGCGTCGTTTTTTGGAAACGGTGCAAGTCCGTCAGGTGTTTTGGAACACCCCGGAGTGATCAAAAATCCGGAACGTGTGCGTGATGCGTGGCAGAGAGCCTATGGCGGAAGAAATGCTCA